CGACCTGTTGACCATTTGAACACTTGATTACATCGGCTGAGGAAAAGTCATGCTTCTCTCCTGCGATACCTTCTGCGATATCAGCACCAATAACATACCGATCATTTAAGCGTGGCTTCTGCCATATGCTGAAAATTCCGTCTTTCTTCGGTATGAACTTTCCGTAGTAGTCAAAGTCGCCAATCGATTCGGGTGGATAGCATTCTAACTGTGCCATCAAAAGGTCAGAGATTCCGAATATGCTTTTACCAGAGAATACAAATGCTTCCTCTGGAGTCATAGGGAACCACTGCTTAAAGAAGTCTTCTTTAGTAAAACCTATAGGCGCAATAACTTCATTAATCTTCCATCTACGCCATGCGATGTTGTCAAGAGTTACCTCACTTCCATCCGGATTGACGAACCTGAGCAACCACTTTTCTTCATCGGTAAGAGTTGCTAAGATTTCTTTCTTCTGTGCTTCGGTTGTTGGGAGTCTGTAATCTTCGTCATATGTCCATGGGATGAACACTTGAAGGTATTCTGGTACCTTCTTTTTCTTTCGAACATCATCCATCTCACACCAGTGATCGTAGAAATGTCCTGCCGTACCGTTTGCCGTTGTCTCCTTAATTACCTCAGTCCCTAAGATGTGTGGGTAACCAGATGGTATAGACTCAAGCAAACCAGATAGGTTATCCAAAGAGTTCCTGCTAAAGTATGCACACTCTGACCAGTGATTATAATGCGTGGTAATTCCTTTTCCACCTTTACTATCACATGTTTTAACGTCATAGCGAGACTTTAAGCCAGTCCCCTTCGGATTGTCAAATACTAATGCTTTCTCATTGGACTGGAGGGTTTGTGGTTTTATTTCCTCTGGAATGTTTTCATGGTACGTCTTAACCATCCTGAATAAACCATCCCTGCTTTGATCGGCTTCTGTCATTATCATAGCACCCACTCCAGTCCTGTGTGTTGCTAGATGATAAAATCTACCCTCTGTGTATGTAGATAGCCCTAACTTTCGAGGCTTCAGTGCTAAAACTCGCACATACCCTTTCTCTTTTTTCTGCTTCTCGATCATATTATGAATAAGCACTTGTGACCTATTCATTACGAATGGAACCAAGAATCCCGGCTTGTTTATTATCTTAAGACATCGAGGTGCATAGAACGGAAAGTCCGTTGCTAAACGCCTTCTTACGGCTTGAGACTCCGACATGTTATCCCCCTGCTAATTGTGTGATGACATACACAACAGAAGCAATAGAAAGGATAATAGATATTCCCACGAATAACCATGGCATAAATTTCTTCTCGGTCTTAAGCTGAGTAACAGATTCCGCCACTTCATCGAAATCGCTTTTCGTGACAGCGTTGGCCTTGTTCTCTGTTATCTTTCTGTATATGTCGTTCTTGTAATCAAATAAATCCGATATCAATGTTTCATGATTATCGATTTCTTTTTGCTGTGCCTTCTCATGTTCTTCCAGTCTTACACGTGCTTCATTGCATTTCTTGTTTTCTCCATCGACTTTAGCCTTCCAGATTTCATCCATTTCTCTTTTTCTTTCTCCAGTACAATGCTCCCAAGGCCGCTATAATTGCTGCTGCTCCGCCTCCCCCTGGCACCAATAAGTTGTTAACCCCTGTTGATACTACTGCTACTGTGTCCTTGACTACTGCAAGTGTTGAGGTTTCCTCGGTAGTTAAAGGCTCACCTCCAGGTATTAATAGCTTTGTTGCCAAACAACCTGTTGATAATGTTACTGTCAATGCAAGTGCTACTATGTATAATTTAAGGTTCTTCATTTGCTGGTTCTCCACTATATCCAGCCTCGTACATACGTGTGTCCATGACGACCAACTTACACGTTTTCTTGTAGGCTTTCATATGTTTTTTTATAAAGTTTTTAACGGGCATGATGATAGATTCTTCATCGGGAAAATCATCACCCTCGTATTCAATGGATACGTCTAAGTCAATGAAAAAAGTTCTTTCTTCGGTCATAACATCATCCTATGAATTTGCGGAGCTTCACCATCTTCAACCGTTCCACATGAAACGATAGGCTTATGAGGGAAGTCCTTCCCATAAGCAAATGCTAACGCCTTTACATCAACACCACAACCAGGATTCATCCCGAATATGCAGGCCGTTGGTGAGGCTGTATAGGCTATCCCTGCAAACGCATGTGCGTGGCCAATTACGGTTGAACACATATTGCTGATCGCTTGATTTAAGTGTGCCAGCTTACCAGAGGCATTGCTATGCTTGTACAACACCCCATCTATGATAAACTCAAAGGCATCCTCCCAAGTGTCTGGAAGTCCCCATATTTCTCTATATGGCCTAAAGCATCTCTTGGGCAATCCAATAGTCTTTGCCTTTCTATCAACAAGGCAATCGTGATTACCCCTCGTTAATTTCAATTCTGGAAACGCCTTAAACCACCTCTTTAATTTGACATCAGCTTCTTCCATCTCTTGTACAGGTGACCACAAATCAGGGTCATGCTCGTGATAAGAGATGCTGTGGTTGTCCACAAGATCACCTATGTGAACTACAGTACCACAATTTTTCTTCTTCTGAATGCTTTTACAGAACTCCAAGTACCCCTTTTTTTCGAATGGTATATGTGTGTCTCCGATTACAAGTACGTTCTTTTTGTTCAGTCTAGCCATAGTGATCTCCAGTAAAGGTGGTGGCAGGAGGGAGATTCGAACTCCCGATTTCTGGCGTATGAAACCAGCGACTTAGTCCACTTGTCAATCCTGCTTTATATTGGTAACATGAATTTTACTTTGTTTATTAAGAAGTCGTGGCCTACGTCCATACACTTATTTACGTAGCAATCGTTTGCTCGTGGTGTGTATTGGCAAGGTTGACATTCAATATTGCTCTTTATGAGTATTGCGTTCTCCGACCAAGGTCTGTTTTTCATGTCTGATGTTGGTCCGAATATAGCGAGTTGTTTGGTATCCATAGCGGATGTAACGTGCATTATACCCGAATCTTCATTAATCATCAAGTCGATTTCCTTTATGAACCCTGCCACTGCTGGAAGGTCGGCTCCGATGAAGTAGTTGAGTTCCGGAAAAGACTCCTTTTCCTTGGCACCAATAGAACCTTTATGTCCAATTATGAACACCTTGTATCCGAGCTTGCTCAATTTGTCCCCTAACTCAAGAGGGTCTTTAAGCTGTCTGTTTGCATGGAACTGATGGTTATAGCTCCTGCACACGTGTATGCCCACCGTATTTCTATCGTCCTGTGGCGTTTCGGTAGGGTAGAAGTTGCAGTATGTATCAGGGATATCGCCTTGGTATTTAAGCGAATAGGCCAATGACATGTTTACCTCTACCTCGTGTGCCTTGATACCATCCTTCCAAAGAGCATGGATATTTGGAGCGCATCTTACCTGAGCTACGAAATTTTCCAGTCCGGGATACGGCCACATTGTCTGCAAACCGATCAGGTATATCCTGTCCTTGATCTGTTCTTCTGTCAATACTTTGACATTGTGCATGCCCACGAATATCTTTTCGGCTCCACGTATCAACCCTTCACTGAGGATATCCACCTTCATCTTCATATTGGTAAGAGCCTTTACAAGAGGTGTGGTTAAGATCGCATTCCCTATGCCCTGAGTAACTCCTAACAGTATCTTGTTAGATGTGTTTACTTGTACGATATGCTTACATGCTTGCTTTGCTGGTGATGCGTTTTTTACCTTTAATGAAACTTCGCTTGTTGTGTTCATATAAATTCATCGTTCCTTTCTGGATGTTTAACTCTCTGTAAATATCTATTCATGACATCTAATCTACAACGATAATCTCCACAGTGTTTATGTTTTGATGATGCGATATCGCCTATAATATCTTTACGTCTTTCGCTTTTCCATATATCATGGAATGATTCGTTATAGAGATTGCCGTATATAAACTCTGGCTTATGGTAAAACACATTACATGGAACCACATCACCGTTGGCATTAATAAGAACATAGAAATCGAAACCGTGACAAGTCTTATAAGTTCTTTCTGCTTGCAACCTCTCCATCGATGCCGTTCTCACTATGACCTTGAAATCAT